TCTTGGTCTCCAGATTGGTCATTGCAACCTGCAACTCCCGATCTCCTTGTTGCTTGTAGATCTGGACCAAACGTCCTTCTGCATCAATCTGTTCTCTGCTTCGGAGTTCTGCTGCCTGTCCTGAGAGAACCTGTGCTGTCTCTGAATAAGTGTTTCTGAGTTGTCTCAACTTGGCAGGATCTGCGACTCCTGCAGTTGCTCCAAGGAGCATCTTGAGGTTGTTCTCTGTGGCACGTTTCAGTTGTAGTTCTGCAGGAGAAGTTGCCTCACCACGGACCCTCTGCAGAATGTGTTCTGAAAGTTCTGTCTCTCCATCCACTACATCATCAATGAGAGTACGGTTGAGTTCTCCAATCTCTCCGATAACTACACGGTCTGGTTTATCAACCTCACCTACTGTGACTTGATCGGCTTCTGTTATTCCTCCCACTGTAGGTGTAGTGGCATCATTTACGGTTGCAGCAGATATTGCAGTCCTTGCAAAGACATCCACCTCCTCTGGAGTCAGAGTAAAACGTGCTTCTCTGACTGCAGTTTTAAGCATGGATTCAAAAAGTGATCTTTTAGTGTTCTCACTTAAACGATCAATTTCATCTGCTCCAAAATAACCTGTTAGATTTGCTGATACTGCATCATAGGTTAAGTTTTGCAAATCCCCTTGAGTGAGTGGGATGGGATTCCCCTCTGCATCCACACCTTTACTTCTCAGTGCTTTTGATACTAAATCGGAGAAGTTCTTGGTCTGGAGTCTTGATTCCTTATAGACTGTTAGCATCTGATCATTGAATGCCTGTTCAAGATCTTCCTTATAGGAATCATCAAGTTCCAGAGTTCCAGCATTTTCTGCATACCATGTGGCAAAATCAGTGTCTGTTTGGAAATTAGGTGCCTGTGCAGTAATTGCCTCCCTTGCCTTCCTTAACCGAATTGCCCTGTTTGCTGCATCCAATCCTGCTTGGCTGGAATGCATATTCCCATCGAGGTCAGGACCATATTGAGGAGGTGGTGCCTTTTGTTGTTTTTTGTCTTTATCTTCTGATGCTTGGGTCCGTAATGCGACATCCTGTGCCTGTTTTGACCCATATCCTCCGTAATTGTCATCCTTTGTAGGTATATCATGTCTATCTCCTCCTACAGGTGCATCCAAATCAGTCGTACTTGATGTACTTGATGTACTTGATGTACTTGATGTACTTGAGTTAGTACCTTCAGGATCAGTATCATAACTCCGTATAGGTCCACCACCCACACCAAAACCTTGGGTTCCCTGTATAGGTTGTCCAGATCCTCCTGCATCCTTGAGCATCTCTGCTTCTCCAGGGTTGATGAATGCGAGACCCTCACCTCTGGTTTGTTGAAGCAGTCTTGCAAGTCTCAGGAGTTCATCATCTGTCAACCCACCGGGGTTTGTTTGATTCATCATACTAATTTTTGTGCTGGTAGTTTCATGCCATTATCTCTGAGTCCAATTTCCAACATCAGAGAGGATACAGAGTAGGCTTGTGCAGGATTGACTTCTTCTATGTCTGAGATACGGAATCTGATTGATTGGCATTTCTGTTTAGCCAAATGTGCTCTGAACTGGTAGACCCCATCTGCAACTCCAGATCCTGTACCATAGAATCCCTCTGATCCATAAGGAGAGGAGTCTCCAAACTCTTCAACACTCAATGCAGAGATGTAGTCAAAGGTATGTGTTTCATTGAAGAAATCTGCATAGTTGAATCCTACTTCCATTTTGACTGTGTGATCACTCTTGAAGTCTCCCAGAACAAATGCTTTTCTGACCCTCTGGAACCCTTGAATCCCATTGGTTTTGACCCATGCAGTAGTCAGTGAGAGTTCTATAGGATCATTCCCGTCTTTGTAGGATGTGGAAGATTGTTGGAAGATCCTTCCATCTGCTCTGAGATACACATAATCTCCAGTTGCATTCCATATAATTGCTCCAACTCCATTATGGTTTGTCCATGTGGACCATTTCCCATAATAGTAGTCATAAACCAGACACCTCCCATCTGATGTGAGGTAGCGTATCTGGTTCTCATTCTCTATCAGTTCTGCAGAGGTGATGGTGAGGTTATTGTATGCTTCAACATCTGCTCCTATATAAACTGTCTCTAGTGACCGATTGAGAAGATAAATCCCTTTCTTCGACTGAAACATCAGTCCCAAAGGCATCAGAACCAGTGAGTTTGTGTTCTGGCATCCCACATCTCCTGTGACCAACTGAGGAGGTGAAAAATCATCCTGAGATCCTGTGTCTGTAGGTCCATTTCCTGTGAGATAAAATATCTGATCTGGTTCAAATATCATCAGTTTCTGATCAAACTCTGCAAGTGCAGTGACCCTCTGTGCCTTATTGAGAACAATCTCAAAAACATTTGTGAACTCTACTGGAGATTTAGGAGTCCTCTTCTTGGAATAAACCAATTTTTTAGGATTCTCAGAAGAGACACAGACCAAACGATTCTTGTAGGATGCAATTACTAAAGAGGAGGGAGGAGCAAAGTTATCAAGCACTCCTCCTGTGGTGTAGAGTGATTCTTTTGCAATCAAATCTGCATCACTGATTGCTCCTGCATCTGCAAAGGACACTGAGTTTGCAGTTGTTGAATTGGCAACCTGTCCTACTTTGAAGAACACAGTCCCATCTCCCACTGTTCTATAAACCTCAAGGAGCACTCCTGTCTTTTGTGTCAGACGTAATGTGGGGATCGTCAGAGTGATTGTTTTGTTGGAAGAAGTGGTGTCTGAACTTACTGCAACAGAAGAAGCACTCCTATGAATCTGCCCTCGTGCATCTGTCCAGAAAAAGATCACACGATGTTGATATGCCTTTGATGCAGTAAGACTTCCTCCTGCTGAGACTGCTGCAGTAATATTCTCAGGATACAGATGATAATTCATCTCTGTGATCTCCTGAGAGTCATACATGGATACAAATCCTCCTCCCACATGAAGATTCTCTCCTAATTCTGCAGATTCAAACCTTTCAACGGAGGTGTAGTCAATTTCCATTCTGGAAATCCCTGCCAATGAATAGAGGTCATTATTCTTGGAAATCAGACGGGTTTTTACCAATCCTCCAAATTCATAAAGACCTGTATCTCCTGAGACCACACTAGGCATCAAAGACTTATTCGGAAGTCCTCCTGCAGTTCCTGCCAGAAGTTTTGCAACGATCAACCCTGTGGTGTCCATCACAAAATAGGTGGGTTGCAACGTGGAGTCATGGACTGCAATGAAATAGATCTTGGAGTTGTACTCAAACATCTTGGATGCAAGTCCTACACTCAGTTTAAGATCTGCTGCTGCACTTGTTACTGCACTGGCAGCAGGGTCATAAACTGCAGTTCTGATCAAATGATCATAGGTGTTGGCTGCATTCAGAGTATAAGTGATCTGGAGGTCTCCATCCTGTCTGATAAGCAGACTGCATCCATCAATTTGTGTTGCAGTTCCTTGGATAGTCTCTGTGTCTTCTAAAGTAAGAATTGAAGTCAGACGTTTGAAGACCAGACCCTGAGATGATCCTGTAGAGAAGTAGGCTACATAAACACGGTTCACAGTGTCATTTGACGTATTTACCGTGTCCACGGTCACTGCAACTCCATTGGTTGCATCAGAGGAGGACAATACTGCTACACCGGGGAATCCAGTTCCGGGTGATCCCACAATACCGTCATTGTTGATATATCCTACCCCTACGGAAGTTGTTGCATTATTGTTGTAGGCAAACACTGCAGAACCTGTGGAGGGGTCTGTACTGTACTGTGCCACATCTATAAACGGTGCAGATGCTTTGACATCTGAAACCAAAGTATTTGTTGATTTAAAAGTAGCTGGGTCTTCTATGTCAACCTGAACACATTTTGCAACATTGGGACTTGAGGATGTGTCCACATAAACCAAGGTGGGACTAGGACCAATTGCAACACATCTGGGGTTGACTGCTGTAGAATCTATTAATGTCTCAGATTGCAGAACTGCACCACTGGTTTGATCAATTACAGATGCATAGACTCCTTCCAGAGTTCCTGCTTGGTCATACTGTTCCCATGCATAGAGAATCAGACCAGATGCAATACAGGAGTCTTGATTCCGTACTTCAGAGGTGTTTCTGACAACATCTAGTGCATCTACTTTGAGAGAAAGATACGAACCCCTGTCAACCCACTTTTCTATTCCATTGGAGTACGAGTAGAGTTTTGATTCACTGAACTCCAACAACTCATCCTGAAATGCTGCAAGACCATCTCCTGAAGTGAGTTTGGAAGTTGATCCTGCAATATCCTGAGACATGGATGTGTACCCAAGACGTTTGGAGATCTGACTTCCTACAGTATATCTACCATTCTGCAGATCTGTCAGTTTTGCAGTCAGTTTTGAATCAGTCTTGGTGTCAAGTCCTGAGACAATATCAACTGGAACCAGTGCTTTCTGGAGAGGCATTATTTTTGTGCAACTTTGAGATCAGGTTTCTTCTCTTTTTCTTGTTGAATTAATAAGATCTCTTCCATTCCTAAAAGCCTATGAAGACGTTGCTCCAAAGGAGGTACTTTTGCCAGTTCATCCTTGATGTGATGAATTTCTTTTTGTACTTCTTCCAGTTTGTTGCTCATGTCAGTAGATTTTTAGGGTTTTCATTCTTTTACCTCAAAACTTAGTTCACCTGTGAATTTATCCAAAGGATGTCCTTCCTTTTCTGTTTCTTCTAAAATTTTCCAAAGTGATGCCATCAAGACACCTTTTACCGTAGTCATCTGTGTGTGATCGTATGCAATTTGCACTTTGTTGTCTGACAATTGAATTGCGATTTTAGTATCTGGCGAATCCTTTGCGAGTTTGTGTCTGCCACCATCCTGCAAATATTCCTGAAACATGGATCGCATTGTGATTGCCATCAGTCCCAAAGTCTGGATTCCATCCGCTTTTTCAACTGACCAGTTTAATTCCCCATTGTGTTTGCCAGCTTCAATCTTGATCTCAGAAATCAGATCATCTTCTGAAACTTCTGTTGGTGTTAACCCTACTTCTTTCCAAGACTCAAAAACATCATCCAGATCCTTTGCATTCGGAACCAATGCAGTAGGAAAAGGATTTGTTTTTTCTAAATCATAATTCTTCTTTTGCATTCATGTTTTGTTGCATTGCGTTTGCAAAATCTGTAACCAATTTTGACGAATCAGCACTCAAAAGTTTGACTG